GACTATATGCGTAGAGTATGCGAGTTAGTTATATACACAAGCAACGCGGCTTTGTCTTTCAATGTCGAGGCAACTACTACGGACTTTCAAGAGCGCCTCGCTAATGCGCTCGAGGAGGGCACCGTTATTCTTGATACGATCGAGGGTAGTAAGCTCGTGCTTAACGCTATCAATGTGGTAGCGATCGACATACACGACGCGGAGATCACAGAGGTAAACGCTGACGCTATCCCCCCCGTTTGAAAATTGGCATATCGTTTTTTATGAACCGCAAAGGAGTCCCTTTTATGACCGCTCCTTGTGTGTATTACCCCCCTACCCTAAAAGCCAAAGAAAGGAGTTTTAGAGTGGAAGATACATTATATACGCGACAGAAAAAAGAGCAAAACAGAATTAAGAAAATTTACAAAAATTTGCCTAAAGAACAGCTCGAGATCGCAAAAAAATTGATCGAAAGAGCCGCCTATATGCTCGTTTCTTTGGAGGATATGGAGGCAAAAATCAGCGCGGACGGGCTCGTGGTAACTATGCCACAAGGTAACTATGAGATCGAGCGGGCACACCCGCTTTTACAGCCATATAACGCAATGGTTAAGAACTACAACGCCACCATTAAGCAACTTAACGAGTTTGCACCCAACACCGAAACCGAAAAGGCGGGACAAGCTCTTATGATGTTTGCAACAAAGGCAACCAGGACGGCGAAAACCCGTTGAACTATGTACAAGAGTATTACGACCGCATAAGTAGCGGCGACATAATTACGAGTAGGCGTGTAAAAGCGGTCTACTCGCGTCTTGTTGCAGAAATGGAGGCTAATTCCGACGACTCGCCGTATTATTTCGACGAGGAGGCGGGCGAGCGCCCCGTTCTTTTTATCGAAACCTTTTGCAAGCAATCACAAGGCACGATCGGAGCACCGCTCGAGCTTGAGCTATTCCAAAAAGCATTTATACAGTTGCTTTTCGGTTGGTTGGAAAAGGACACGGGCTACCGCCGTTTCCGCGAAACGATGTTTTTATGCGGACGAAAAAACGGCAAGTCAACCCTACTTTCGGGCATTGCGTTATATATGCTGATCGCCGATTATGAGGGCGCGGCGGAGATTTATTCCGTTGCGACCAAAAAAGACCAGGCGAAAAAGGTACTTACCGAGGCGGTCAATATGGTAAAACAATCGCCCGAGCTCCGAGCGGTTGTTAAAAAGCGTCGCAACGACATTTACTTTCCCGCGACCTCCTCTATTTTCGAGGCTCTCGCCTCCGACTCTAACACCCTCGACGGCTTAAACTCTCACGCCGTTATCATAGACGAGCTACACGCTATCCGCGATCGTAACCTTTACGAGGTTATGAAACAATCCACATCGAGCCGCCGTCAACCTCTTGTCGTTATGATTACCACCGCGGGCACCGTCCGCGAGTGCATATTCGACAATATGTACGAGCTTGCTTGTGAGCTTGCAGACGGTACCAAAAAGGACGACACCTTTTTGCCGATACTCTACGAGCTTGACAGCCGCGACGAGTGGACGGATCCTCAAATGTGGATTAAGGCAAACCCAGGGCTCGGAAAAATCAAGCAGTATAAAACCCTCGCCGCTTTTGTTGAGCGAGCCAAAAACAACCCCGCCGATCTCCCAGGCGTGCTATGCAAGGATTTTAACATACGCGAGAACGAGAGCAATGTTTGGCTATCTTACGAGGAGATTAAAAACACCGCTACTTTCGATATGGCAGATGTTTATAACACCTATGCGATCGGCGGTTGCGACCTCTCCGCTACGACCGACTTAACGGCGGCAACCTTGCTTATTCGCAAACCCGAGGACAAGACGGTATATGTGTTGCAACATTACTTTTTGCCCCAGGCTCGCGTAGAACACCTCGAGGAGAAAAATACAAACGAGGCACCGTACAGATTATGGGCAAAGCGCGGGCTTTTAACTATTTGCGAGGGAAACCGCGTTACTTTCTCCGATGTTACAGCCTGGTTTGTGCAAATGCGCGAGGAGCACAAGATAGACGCTTTTAAGATCGGTTACGACCGAGCGTTAGCGGGCTATTGGGTCGAGGAAATGAAAAACAACGGGTTTACAATGGAGCCCGTCGCCCAGGGTCCTTTTACTTGGAGCCAACCTATGCGAGAAATGGGAGCGGCTCTCGCGGACAAGATCGTTAATTATAACAACAACCCTATTTTGGTTTGGTGCCTATCAAACACGGCGGTAAAGAAAAGCGGGTTGAACAATATACAGCCGATCAAAATAACCGACAAACGACGCATAGACGGCGCAGTATCGCTATTAAATGCCTGGGTTATCTATGTGAAATATTACGACGACTTTATGTACAATGTGGGGTGATTATATGCCAGAAAAAAGAGGGCTTTTCCAAAAGATATTTGGGAAAGCCAAAGGCTCAACGGGTACCCGTCAAGCCTATAAATTGCTCAACACCTGGCAAACAACCTTTACTCCGTTCTCGGGCAACGCTTACGATGTAAACACGGTGCGATCTGCTATTGATAGCTTTGCGCGCCGCGCGGCGATCGTCAAGCCGCGGCACATTCGGCGCGGAGAGGGTAAGTTGACAGATGTAAAGAGCGAATACAACCGCCTATTGCAGTTTAAGCCCAACCCATACACCACGGCTTACAAGTTTTATTATCGCTTGGCAACGCAATACAAGCTATATAATAACGCTTTCGTATATCCCGTGTGGAATGAGATAACGGGAAAACTCGAGGCATTGTATAACATCAATGCAAACTCTGTCGAGTTGGTCGAGGTAGAGGGCGAGTTGTATTGCCGTATGACCTTTGCGACGGGCAATGTATACACTTGCCCGTATACCGACCTTATACACATCGGCTCGCATTTCAATAACAACGATGTTTTCGGCGAAAACAACCGTCCCGTATTCCCCGTGCTCGAAACCGCAAACACTTTTAACCAATCTATGAGCAAGTTTGCGGAGCTCGTGGCGGTTATCCGTGGTATTTTGAAAATTCAAGCCTCCACAAAGAGCGAGGATTTGAACGCTCGCCGCGACGAGTTTATCCGAGATAACCTCAAAATGGAGAACAACGGCGCGGGCGTTATCGTAACGGATAACAAGTACGACTATACGCCGATCACCGACAAGCAAACCCCTATTCCTACGGGGCAGTTGTCCTATGTTAAGGCTGAAATCTACGATTATTTCGGCACTAACGAGGCGATCGTGCAGAACAAGGAAACTCCCGAGCAAGCGAGCGCATTTTATAACAGTGAAATCAAGCCGTTTTTTGAACAATGCACCCAGGCTTTTACAAATGCTTTCTTTTCGGGCAAACAACCCGCATACGGTAACGAGGTCGTATTCGAGGGTAATTGCTTGCAAAACGAAAAGCTCACCGATAAGACGACTACGCTTAAATTCCTTGCGGATATTGGCGCGATCACCATAGACCAGGTGTTGCTCGCCTACAATATGGCTCCGCTTGGCGGTGAGGAGGGCGCGCGCCGCGTGCAGACGCTTAATATGGTGAACGCCGCGAAAGCGGACGAGTACCAACTCGGAACGCCAACGCCCACGCCAAAGAAAACGGAGGATCCACCGCCCGAGGGAGCGGAAAATAAGCCTAACACCAACCCGCCCGCCGAGGATCCCGAGGCGGACGACACCCACAAAGAGGAGGAAACATAATGCCAATCAAACCTAACCGCGAGTACCGCACATTAGCGGGCTTGCTTTTGCCACCCAATACCCAGGGTGCCGCCGAGGGTGCGGCAGAGTACACCGTGCAAGGTCGCGCGGTGGTGTTCGATACCCCTACTTGCCTTTTCGAGTGCGACGGGGTTAAGTATTTCGAGGTGATCGCCCGCGGCGCTTTCGACGAGTGCGATATGTCCGATGTTATTTTCAACTATAACCACGGAGGAAAGGTCGTAGCCCGCCTCCGTAATAAGACCCTCCAACTGTTTATCTCCGACGAGGGGTTAGACATTGAGGCTAACCTGGCGGGAACGGCAGAGGGTCGCAACCTCCACGAGGAGATTAAAGGCGGCTACATCGACAAAATGAGTTTTTCGTTCACGATCGCGGAGTCGAGCTACAATGTGGACACGCATACGAGGACGATTACTAAAATCAAAAAGCTATATGATGTTTCGGCGGTGGATATTCCCGCGTACAACGAAACATCAATTTCCGCGCGAGGCTTTTTCGAGGAGGAGCACTCGAAAGAGTTTGCGGCTTTGGAGCAAGCCCGCCGCCGTAAGTTGCTTATAGCTAAAACCCTACTCTAAACCAACCAAGATAAGGAGAATGACAATGTTTACCAAGAGAATTGCAGAAATCAACGCAAGAAAAGCCGAGCTCCGTAAGTTGCTCGAAACCGACACCGCCGCCGACCTGGACGCGATCGAAACCGAATTGCGCGACCTTGATACCGAAATGCAGGGTATCGAGCGCCGCCGCACGATCGCAAGCGGTATTTCCGCGGGTACCGTAACGGGTACTCCCGTAGCTAACCCCGTGGCGGGACAGCGTGGTGCCCAGGAGCCCACCTTTACGAGAGAGAATGTGCTGTCCTCCGCAGAGTATCGCTCCGCGTGGGCAAAGACCCTTATGCGTCGCTCTCTGTCCGAGATCGAACAGCGCGCCCTCGATACCGCTATGACCACCACCGCGACCGAGTATGTCGCCCCCTCCGCTGGCACTGACGGCGTGAACAACGGCGGTTTGTTTATCCCCACGGATATTAACACCGCCCTTATGGAGGCAATTTCCCTCGTGTCCCCGCTGTTTAGGGACGCAAACCGCACCGCTATCCGCGGCTTAATGAAATTCCCCTACAAGAAGTCCGCAAGCACCGCCAAGAACAAGAAAGAAACCGAGCAGACCGCCGACGCTTCTTTCGAGTGGGCAGAGCTCACCTTGAGCGTGTCCGAAATTTCCGAAACTGTCCGCGTTTCCTGGAAACTCGAGGCAATGGCGGTTGAGGAGTTTATTTCCTACATCACCGACGAGCTGATCGAGGCAGTACGCGACAAGGCGGTTAGCGAGCTGATTTATGGCGACGGTAACGACACCCTCAAGGGTGCAACCGTTGACGCGATCGCCCACACCTACGAGGGTACCGCTCTCGACGGTATCGGCGTTGCCCTGGGCAAGCTCGGCAAAAAGCAGAAGATCGGCGCAAAGATCTATGTTGCACAGTCCATTGTTGAGGAGATCTCCTTTAGCAAGGACGAACACGGCAACTACATTTTCACCCCCATTAACGGCGTGGGCGTTAAGTCCGTCGCTACCTATCCCGTGGAGGTTGACCCCTACCTCAACGACGGCGACTTTGTGATCGGTAATATGCACCGCTATTACCGCTTGAATGTCGTCGAGGATATGAGCCTGGCAAAGGACAGCTCCGGCAAAAAGCGCGCAAACGACTATACCGGCTATTGCCTTATGGCGGGTGCCGCACAGCCTAACACCCTGGTTTACGGCAAGAAAAAGCCCGCGTAACCTGGGAGGGCTGACCTATGGCGGACATTTCAAAGCAATTTGTATATGATGTTCGCCGATACCTACGCATAAGCCACACTCATTTTGACGCTGAAATTACCGACCTAATAGGAGCGGCGCGAGCCGATCTCCTATTAGGCGGTATCGTCGCCGCAAAGGTCGAGGACGAAAACGACGCAATTATTAAACGGGCGATCGTCTGCTATGTAAAAGCCGAGTTTGGACTCGATAACCCCGACGCGGCAAAGTACCGCGACAGTTACGAAATGCTCAAGCGGCATTTACAGCTCTCAAACGAGTATACCAGGGAGGCGTAGCTATGTATTGGCGAGAAATCGGCTTTTTGTGCCAGGAAACCGAAAAGCTCGACTCTCTCCGAAAGCCTTACAAGAGTTACGAAAAGCGAGAGGTTTTTTGTAACTCTAAAGGCGTAAAGAGGAGCGAATTTTACCAGGCACAAGCCCAGGGCTACCGCCCCGAGCTTTGCGTAGAGATTAAGGAGCTCGACTATAACGACGAGGGGCACTTTGAATTTAACGGGAAAATGTACCGTATTATCCGTACCTATCCCGTTAAAAACGAGTGCCTCGAGCTGATATGCCAAGCTCTCGTTGTCGATCAAAGCGTAAGCGGAAACGGAGGCGGCTATGGGACAGAGGTTTAACACCACGGCGTTTATAAAAGCGTTTACCGAGCGTATGTGCGAGATATTGCCGACATATTACGAGGAGGCACCTACGAGAGGGACTTTCCCTTATTCCGTTTTTAACGGGATTAACATAATCGACCTATCCGCGGGCGATCTGCTTTCTTTCTACCTCGATATTTGGGTGGACGAAAAGAAACCAGGCGCAACGGAGGAGCTCGAGAGCCTTTGCGATACAATCCGCACGGAGCTTTATAACGCGATCATTGCCGCGCCTGGCTTTGCCTCGCACATCGGCTTTGATAACCAAAATATCGTAACGGACGGCGAGCACGACATAGCGCACCGCCGTTTAGGTATGTCGGCAAGAATATTCTACTATTAGGAGGCAGTTAAGTTATGGGAACTGTTACCAATTTGACCAAACAGCAGATCGAAAATATCCAGATCGACGAGTCGGTTATTTTCCTGGATTACGGTACCGAAACCGAGCGTTTCCTGGCTCCGACCAGGGGCGGCGGTGAATTTGTCGCAACCGCAACGGTGCGCGATATTGAGTTTGACGGCAAGAACGGCAAGACCGCGGGCACCCAGGTTATCGAGGAGCAAGCCGCCTCGTACAAGGTTACTACCTTGTGTATGAGCCAGGAAAACCTCGCCCTTGCAATTCCGAATTGCAAGGTAAGCAACGACGAGGGAAAGACGATCTCCAACCCCAAAACGGGCGTAATTCCCGAAACCGCATATCTCAAGAACATTACCGCTTTCGCCAAGCTGATTAGCGGTAAGTTTAAGAAGATCACCATTTACAACCCTATGCACGAAAACGGGCTGACCGCAAAGGCGGTACAGAAAGCCGAGGGCGAATTGGCGCTCGAGTTTTTCGCGCATTACCCCTATTCCGATCTCGACGGCGACTTGTGGAAAGTCGAGGAGATCGCCGCAATGCCCGACACCAAAAACCCCGCCCCCGCAAATGCCGCGGCGGTGGCAAATGAGGACGGCAACGACGACCCCGCGGACGGAAACGCAGAGGAATAATAACGGAGTTTAAGGAGGATCCACACTATGCTTACCATTGGTACTATGCCTATTTTGCTCAAGATCGTAGGCAAGCTCGACATTAAGCCCGCGATCGAAAAGCTGAAAGAGGTTGATATTTTCGAGGAAACCAAGAGCGCCGAGGACGCTATGAAACAGCTCGACAAAGAGAAAGTCGGTGTCCTGGCAATGGAGATTTTGGGCGAGCTGACACCACAGCTCGGCAAGATTGCCGACGATCTCCCGCCCCTGGTTGCCGCCTATAAGGGCGTGAGCGTCGAGGAGGCAAAGAAACTCGACGCGGCGGAGGTCATTAACGAGATTATCCACGACGAGGGCATTACCTCTTTTTTCAAGCGTGCTCTACGCAAGAAAGTAGAGCAAGGAGCCTAACCCTATTACACAAATACTACGAGTGGCAACTCATAGAGAGCCTACCTTTATCGGCTCTCCGTGAGTTGCTTTCTTTTGCCTACAAAGAGGAGGAGCGGGCGCAAAAAGCCGAGATCGAAAAACGGCTCTTTCCTCTTTGGCTCGTAAACTATGCTCTCGCCAAAGTGAAAGGTGGAGAGCTCGAAATGGATTACGAGCAATTTTTGAAAACGGTATTTTCTACACAACCCGCACCCACGACGCAAACAAAGCGAGAAAAAAAGAGAACGGCGGACGAGATTATGGCGGAATTTATGCCGCTTGTCGAGGCTGACCGAAAGAAAGGAGGCTAACCTATGGCGAGTATATTTCGTGTGCTCGGTGAAATCTTTGTAGATAACTCCGCGGCGGATAAAAGCATTGACGCAACAACCGAAAAGGCGGAAAAGAGCGGCTCAAAAGTAGGCTCGGCTTTCTCCTCTATCGCCAAAGGTGCGGCGGCTATGGGTACCGCAGTTGTGGCGGGAGCTACCGCGATCGGCACCGCGGCTTACGGTATGGCTACAAAGACAGCCGCCGCCGCGGATAATGTCGATAAAATGAGCCAAAAAATCGGCATTTCCCGAGAGTCGTACCAGGAATGGGACTTTATAATGAGCCAATGCGGAATGGATGTTGACAAGCTCCAAACGGGCGTAAAAACACTTACCGCAAAAATGAGCGACGCGGCAGAGGGCAACAAAACAGCCTCCGCCGCATTTGATAAGCTCGGCATTTCTGTTACCAATGCGGACGGCTCGTTAAAATCTCAAGAGCAGATGTTTAACGAAACGATCGCCGCTTTGCAGAGTATGGAAAACGAAACGGAGCGGGCGGCACTTGCTACCGAGCTATTCGGTAAAGCGGGCGTAGAAATGGCACCGTTGTTAAACACCTCCTCCGCGAGCATAGAGGAAATGCGCCAAAAAGCGCACGACCTCGGTATGGTTATGTCGGACGAAACGATTAACTCGGGCGTGCTGTTTACGGACACCATAGACACCATAAAGCGATCTCTTGGCGGACTTATGAACAATTTAGGCGGAGCGGTTATGCCGATCGCGCAAAGCGTCCTCGACCTGGTTGTTAAAAATCTGCCTTTGGTGCAAGGGCTTTTCGCAAGGCTTACGCCTATTCTACAAGGTGTTTTCGACAACATCTTGCCTCCTTTGTTTAACCTTGTGGAAACGCTATTGCCGATACTGTTAAACCTCATAGAAACGCTATTGCCTCCGATCGAGGCGATAATTACGGCAATATTGCCCGTGATTATTAGCCTTATTCAGCAGTTGCTACCGTTTGTTATCCAAATCATAGAGCAAGTGCTACCGATAGTTGTATCTTTGATCGAGTCGCTAATGCCGCTTGTTTTGCAGATTATAGAAACGGTATTGCCTATCTTAATTCAGCTCATACAAGCGATCTTACCCGTGGTTATCCAAATCATAGAGGCGGTTTTACCCGTGGTAATTCAGCTCTTGCAGATGTTACTACCGCCGATTTTGCAGATCGTGAACACGGTACTCCCCGTGCTTATCAATCTAATAAACCTCATTTTGCCCGTTGTGGTGCAAATCATAGAGGCGGTTTTGCCTATTTTGATACAGCTTATAGAAATGATTTTACCGCCTATTTTTCAAATCATAGAGCAGGTATTACCCATTCTCTTAACGCTGATCGAAACAATAGTGCCGATCGCCTTACAGATCGTCGAGGCGATCTTACCCGTGCTCGTTACATTGCTCGAGGTGCTTTTGCCCGTAATTCAGCCTATCCTCGATATTCTTATGATACTGTTAGAGCCCCTCCTGGACTTGTTAAACCTCATTTTGCCGCCGTTGTGCAACTTTATAACAATGCTGTTTGACAAACTCTTACCGCCCTTGCAAAAGGCTTTCTCGGGCGTGGCGGAGATCGTGGGCGGCGTATTCAAAAATGCCTTTGACGGTATTAAAAAGGTTTTCGAGAATGTCAAGGGCGTATTCAGCGGCATTATAGACTTTGTAAAAAATGTCTTTACGGGTAATTGGCGCGGAGCCTGGGACGCGGTCGTTAAGATATTCTCTAACATTTTCGAGGGTATCAAAAACGCCTTTAAGGTGCCTATAAATTGGATTATCGACGGCATAAATGTATTTATCCGAGGGCTTAACAAGCTCAAGATACCCGATTGGGTGCCTGGTGTGGGCGGCTTGGGACTCAATATCAAGGAGCTTAAACGGCTCCGTATTGGTATGGAGTATGTGCCTTATGACGAGTACCCCGCGTTACTGCACAAGGGCGAGCGCGTCCTCACAGCGGGAGAAAACCAGGAATACACCAAATTACAAAGCGAGCAAGCAAACGGCAACACAGAGGGTCGGCTCGTCGTCAAAATCGAGTTTGGCGAGAAATCAATCTACATTGAAAACCTCAAGACCGACGAGGAGGGCGATGTAGATAGCTTTGTCGATCTGTTGCTCGAGCTGATCGCTGACAAAATCCAAAGAAAGGGAGCTGTATTTGCATAATGAGTCAATTTCCGTTTTTAGTATTCAAAGAGCAATGCTCCCTCGACCATTGTTTGTATGTTTCCGAGAAAGGCTCCTACAAGGGAGCCTCTCGGGACATTACCTACACGAGCGTAGCGGGACGGAGCGGCGACCTTATCACCGATAACGGGCGCTATAAAAATGTCAATATCCCGTACAAGCTCACTCTGCTTAATAAAACGGAGAGGGACTTTGCCGAGCTCGCACAGCAGATACGGGCGTGGATCCTCGCGGAGTCGGGCTATTTTCGGTTGTGGGATAGCTACGATCGAAAGTATTTCCGCCTTGCCTCGTACAGCGGCGAGGTGGATATAGAGCAAGAGCTCCGCGACCTGGGATCCCTCGACCTAACCTTTAATTGCAAGCCGTACAAATACTCTTTTGAGGGGCAAAACCCCGTCGTATTCACCGCGGCGGGCTCTCTGTATAACGCAGAGCTTTTCCCCTCCGTGCCTTACATCAAGGTAACGGGGAGCGGGACGGTAACGCTCACGATCAACGATAGCTCCTTTACGCTAAAGGAAATCGACGAGTATATCGAACTCGATTTTGATATGCCTAACGCCTATAAGGGGCTTGAGCCCAAGAATAACAAGGTATCGGGAGCGGATATGTCAACATTCACTCTCCGCCCTGGCTTTAATGCTATTTCGTGGGTGGGTGATGTTGAAAAGCTTGAGATCGTGCCGAGGTGGTGTTGTGTATGATACCTATTTTGTACGATAAAAGCGAGCGGGACTTTTCCCATAACGGTATCGGCTATTTGGCGGACACCGTAAAAGCGGTCGTTACCGAGGAGCGCAACGGTAGCTATGAGCTGTCTTTGCAGTACCCCATAACGGGTATGTGGTACGACCAAATTACAAAGGGCTCTATTATCAAGGCAAAGGCTAACGAAACGAGTAGCTTACAGCTATTCCGCGTCTATAAGTCGAGTAAGCCTATGAAAGGCGTTGTTACATACTCCGCGGAGCACATCTCTTACGATCTCAACGGAATACCGACGCTCGGGCTCTCTGTAAAGAATGTTACCCCACAAGCCGCGGTCGCCCGAGCGATCGAGGGCGCGGTTTTGCCGTGCCCCTTTTCCGTCGTAAGCGACATATCCACGCTCAACAGCACCGACCTATTAAAGCCGTGCTCTATCCGCGCTATCCTGGGCGGACAAGCGGGCTCGGTACTCGATGTGTGGGGCGGCGAGTATGAGTTTGACAATTTCGTTATCAATCTACACCGACACCGCGGCACCGATCGCGGCGTTACGGTGGAATACGGGAAAAACCTAAAAGACCTCAAGCAAGAGGAAAATATTTCCGATTGCTACACGCACCTTTTACCCTACGCGGTGTACACCGAGGAGGACGAGGAGGGCGGCGAGAGCCGAGAGGTTTATGTATACCTCGCGGAGAGGGTTTTACCCTTTGCGGTCGCCGATAACATCGGGCACCAAAAAGCCTATATTATGGACTTTAGCGACCGTTTCGCGGACGGAGAGGCAATTACCGAGGAGGCATTAAGGGCAAAAGCTACCGCATACGCGGCGGCGGCAGAGCTCGGCGTGCCAAAGGTAAATATAACCGTGTCTTTTATTCAGCTTTGGCAGACCGAGGAATATAAGAACATTGCACCGCTTGAGCGGGTCGCTATGTGCGATACAGTTACGGTGCATTTTTCAAAGCTCGGCGTATCGGCAAAAGCCGAGGTTATCAAAACCGCCTACGACTCCCTCGCGGAAAAATTCGAGTCCGTTACCCTGGGAGAGGCTAAAAGCTCCTTTGCTGACACCGTGAACAAGCAAACCGCCGAAATAGCGGGCATTAAGGAAACGGTTAAAAAGGGGCAAGCCAAAGCCTCGGAGGAGCTTAAAAAAGCGATCTTAACCGCTACTAACCTCATTACGGGACACTCGGGCGGCTATGTCGTGCTCAACCCCGCGGAAATGCCGCAAGAAATCCTCATACTTGACGCACCGACACTCGAGGAGGCGGTTAATGTGTGGCGGTGGAATAGCGGCGGCTTGGGGCACTCCACGACGGGCTATAACGGCGAGTATTCCCTCGCTATGACTATGGACGGCTCCATAGTGGCGGACTTTATACGAGCGGGCGTGCTTAACGGCGCGCTACTGCAAGCCGACTCGATACAGAGCGCGGCTATCTCACAGCATTATAAAGCCGAGGTAACGGACGAGATCGGCTCGGCGACGCGCACGGTAGAGCAAGCCTTTATCGCGGGCGACGAGCAGTTATTGAGCGTAATTACGGGCATTAACTCCGTGCTTACGGGAGATATGCAGACGATCGAAACCACCGTTTCCGAGTTGCGCCAAAGAGTCGATAGCTTAACGCTGTCCTTTACTACGGGCTTTACGGGCGGTATAAACGCCGTAAAGAACTCGAGCGGACTTAATGGCGTGTCCGATGATTGGAGCTATACGGGCTCCGTTGTGGCGTTGCAGACCGCCGACGCGATCAACAACACCTCCGCGGGCTCTATGTTTCGGTTACGGATAGCGACACTCTCCCAGGAAATAACCGTTATCCAGGGCAAGGAGTACACGCTCACATTTAAGGCAAAGCGGGGCACCGCTAACCGATGTTATGCGTATATCGCCAACGGCGGCAACGATACCTATATTTTCGACGCTCAAGCCTCGGGCGGTTGGGAGGAGCACTCGCTCACCTTTACAGCCTCGGGCGGCTCCGTTACGCTGACGATCGGCACCTCGGGCTATTATCTATATGTGGCGGATTTTATGTTGGTAGAGGGCACCCAAAAAAGCTATTGGACTCCCGCGCCGAATGAGATTTACACCGAAAGCGTAAAGATCGACCGCCGCGGCATTAACATTACCAACTCCGAGAGCTCCACGGAAACGATCATAGACCACACGCAATTTGCCGTAAAGCACGCGGGAGCGGTCGTACTTACGGTAAACAAAGACCTTACTACGCTACGCAAGACCGAAATAACGGACGAGCTCACCGTGGGCAAGGGAAAATTTGTACCCGTTACCGCGGGGCTTGATTTTGTACTACTTGATTAAGGAGGCGAGGTTTTGGCTACTTGGAAAAGTAACACATACGAGGGTAGATACCTACAGCTTACTATTACCGAGTCGGTAAACGCAAAAACAAACAAATCTACCTTAACCTGGACTCTGCAATCTATCGGCGGCTCGGTTAATTACTACACCGTAGACGCTACAACCGTTACGATCAACGGCACCCAGGTTTATTATAAGGCGCGCACATATTGGGACTCCTACGAATTTCCCGCCGCAAAAGGATCCGTTAGCGGCACGATCACGGTAGACCACAACGCGGACGGCACAAAAAGCATTACCGTAGGATTTTCTACGAGAGTATATGTGTACGGCTCGACGGACTACGGCGGCACAATGACGCTAACCAACATCGACCGCACCGCCCCGACCGTTACTATTACGACCTCGGGAATAACCGCCTCGGGAGTAACGGTAAACGCCTCCGCCTCCACGACTTGCGATCGGTGGGACTACTCTACCGACAACGGCTCAACCTGGACGAACTTTAGCACCACGAGCGGCACGAGTGCCTCGAAATCCATTACGGGGCTGACTCCTAACACGAGCTACAATATCAAAGTTAGAGCCCGCAAGAGCTCTAACGAGGTATACGGCACCTCGGGAGCCTCCGCGGTAAAAACCCTCGGCGGCTCGGTTATCTCCTCTATAAACACCCTTACAGCGGATAACGCGACCGCTCAAATCGTTATGTCGGTTACGGTCTATAACACGAGCTACACACACACGCTCGTTATAAAGAACGGCTCGACGACGGTATTAACCATTACGGGGCTGACGCTCTCCAACGGGTCAAACACGATCACACTTACCGCGGCGCAACGCTCCGCGGTGCTCGCGGCTATGTCGGCAATAAAGAGCTTTTCGGGCACCTTTACGCTGACGACATATAGCGGCACTACGCAGATCGGCACCGCCTCCTCCAAAACGGCGACGGTGCAAACGACCGCCGCCAACTCCGCACCGACCTTTACGGGCTTTACCTACCTGGACGCAAACGCTACCTCCGCGGGCGTAACGGGTAACGATCAAATCCTTATACAAGGCATTTCCTCGTTAAAAGTAACCGCGACGGCGGCTACCGCCAAAAACGGCGCGACGATCTCGAGCTATTCCGTCGTGGCGGGCTCGGCGACAGCCTCGAACACCTCGACGGTAATACCCGTAGGCGCGATCGCAACCGCGGGCACCGTGCCCGTTATCGTTACCGCGAT